TCTGAGGCATATTATCTTTTATCCAGTTAGCAAAATCTGCAACTATTGGTTGTAGCTTCTCACCAATTTCTATCCATAATACCTTTACTGATGCTTGTATCTTATCAAAACTTCTTGAAAGTGATTTATTCATTGTTTTGTAAGCTTCCTCAGTTGCTCCTGCAGAGTCGTTCGCCGCATCTAAATCTTCTTTGAATTTCTTTGTACTTTCTCCAGTAAGAGCTAATGCTGCTTGGCCAGCTTCGACACTTCCAAACATATTCGCTACTGTTGTGTCATTCTTTCTAGCTGCTTCTTCCATTAATACCAGAGCTTCTTGTAAATTGCCACCCTCTTCAATAAAGTCAGGGAATGATTTGCCGGCTACGTCTTTAAAAGCTTTTCCAGCCTTACTTCCTTCTTTCGATAACTCAGACATTGCTGTTTTTAATTGTGTTGTTGCTTTTGCTGTTGTTGTACCTTGAGAAGTCATTGTTGAAAGTGCTGCAGTAATGTTGCTAAACTCTATACCTAAACTTGAAGCTATTGGTGCTACAGCACTTATGTTTCCTGCCAATTCTTCAAATGTTGTTTTACCCTGCTTAACTGCTGTAAAAAGAAGGTCAGATGTTTCTTTTGCTGTAATGTTTTCTGTTCCATAAGTGTTAGTAACTGAAGTCAAAGCATCTACTGAAGTTTCAAGGTCAGTGATTGCTCCAACCGAAGCTTTTTGTGCTTGTTCTAAAAAACTAAATACATTATCTTTTGGAACTCCAGCAGAAATAGCTTGGTATAAAGCGGGTGTGGCATCATCTGTTAATACACCCATCTCTTCACTAAAACTCTTTAAGTCATCATTCAATTGGTTTTTCATCTTATCACTAGCTTCAGGCATTAATGTAAAGACTTCGTTCATTTGTTTCTCATATTTCATAAATTCTTTGACACCTTTTGTTGCTGCTCCTGCTAATGCAGCTCCAATTGCTACTGCAGATGTCGCTGCTACTGCAAATCCTTTTTTCATTGTTGTTGACAGCTTGCTAGTTTTGGACTTAGCTCTAGCAAGCTTTTTATTAAACTTCTTATCATCAATTGTTAGTTCTTGATATAATTGTCCAACTTTTACTCCCATTTAATATTCACCTACTTTACTCCAAGTTGGCTTAATAACCAGTTTTCTGCATCTTCATCATTCTCAAATTCATCAGGCTTTCTATCTTTTTGTGCTACATTTTTGTCATCATCTGTCATTGATATAGCTAATGCTGAGTTAGGACCTAATCCTCTAAGTAATACAAGAAAACGTCTCCAACTCATTCTCTCATATTCATCAATAAGGTTTATATTGTATTCACGTTGAAAGTCAGCTTCAATTAAGCCCCAACTTTCAGCTATATCAATGTTCTTTAGTTTTTTGTATCATCATCATTATCAGTATCAGGATCGTCCTCATTTGATCCATAAATATTAGGCAATATCTTCTTAGTTAGTAATGCTTCAAAGCCCTTGATTGAGATACCTGCATTTACTAGCTTTTCATACGTCTCTTCACCTAAAAATAATTTATTTATCTCTATTAAATCAGTTTGTGATAAGTCTGCAGCTGCTCCTTCTGATTGAACTAAACTTTGAGCTTTTACCATCGCTTTCAGCGGGGGAGAAGCTGGTATCTCACAGTCAACATCTTTATAAGTGAATTTAGTTCCTTCACCTTCTGCTTCTTCTACAAATTCAGTTAAATTACCTAAATCAGCCATGTTTAATCACTCCTTATATTTTATGCTACTGTTGGTTTTCCACTTACTGTTAGTGTACAAGACCAGCCTGCTGGGTCATCATTTCCTCCACCTGTCGATTGTCCGAACATTGGAGCGTCCACAGATACATTCATTGTAACTACAGTTCCACCAGGTGAGGTCATCTCAAATGGAACAACACTACCACTTCCAACAAGTTGACCAATTTCTTCTATACGTCCTTGTCCTGGATCTCTATCACCAGTTCCTTCATCTTCAATATGATAACCTTCAATCTCAAATGAAACTCCTCTTGAAGCTACTATATGCTCAATCCAACCTGCACTGCTAAAAGTTGTAAGATCTGCATCATTCTTTTCTTGTGAGGGACTAAAAGATGTAATTCCTTTTATTTCGACCATTGCACTAGTTCCATCATCAATCGAAAAGTTAAATAATCTTGCTAATTGTTTTCCTAAAGCCAATTTAATCTACCTCCTTGTATTTTATATCAATCTTGGGTCACTAGTAATTGTTAACGTAAAGCTCCATCCTGCTGGGTCATCATTTCCTCCACCTGTTGATTGACCAAACATTGGCGAGTCCACAGAACCTTCAAAACTTATTGGTGTTCCTGACGGCTCTATAATTCTAAATAAACTTGTTGATCCACTTCCAACTAATTGACCAATTTCTTCTACTCTTTCTTGACCAATATCTCTAACTCCATTGTTTTCATCTTCTATATAATAACCTTCAACTTCAAAGCTTAAACCTCTCGAAGCTACCATATGTTCAATCCAGCCTTCACTATCAAAATCAGTTGTATCAGCATCATTCTTTTCTTGTGAGGGACTAAAAGACGTCACACCACTTATATGAAGGTACTCACTGTCAAGTTCTTGCCAATAATCTTGCCAATCTTCACCGATTCCAGGTTCATTTGTGGATGCAGAAGTATGAGATTGAATACATTTATAGTATACTCCGTTTTTGGATACAACATTATTAATCAAATAACTTGTATCAACTGCCCATATTTCATTCACAGAAATTACTTTAAATTCAAATAGTCTTGCTAACTGTTTTCCTAAACTCATGTCACACCTCCTGTATTTCTATGTCAAAGTTGATACTAAATCTGTGTCTTCCTTCTCCATCACGACCAATATTAATTGGATAACCTTGGATTGCTTGACAACTAACTATCCTGAGTCCACCAGACACGAAGTAAGCACTGCCAAAACTACCTATTAATGTTATTATATCAGTTGCTACTTGCTGTGCTTGAGTTGCATTCTGTGTGCCTCTCACAATAAATCTAACTGTTCCTAACGAGTACTTTGTGTTCCGCATATCTTTGGGGTATCCACCAGTTGATTCTGCCATTACTGCAAGATCAGGAGTTTGTGGTAATACTTCTTCAAATAGATTTCCTGTTGTTCCAACATTATCATAAGTGAGGTCAGTTATATTATCCCCAATATATTGTAATAATTCTCTAATTAGCATTTATATCACAACCACTTCTTCATTTCTTTAGCAGTCATACTTTCCATCTTATTTGACATTTCTTTAGCAGCCTTTTCTAACCATTTGTTTTCACCTTTATCACGAAAGTTAAACTCTCCTACAGGTGACTCATGAAGAGTAATTGCATATGGAGTATTATAAGAAATATAGAATCGCATTTCACCTTTAGCAAAATTGAACTTAGCATTTGGAGTACCACTATCTGCTTGACTAAAAATTGATTGAGCATTAGGTAGTTTTGCTTGAGATACAATACCACTTCTTTCTAAAGTACCTTCATCATGTGGAACTTTTGTATTAGCTTGTGTGAGTACTGCTTCTGTATATTTCCAAAGGGCTTTATTGGCTGCTTCTCTATTTTGCTTCTTGACTTTCTTTCCATACCATTTAAAGCTCATATTATCACCTCATGTAAATTGACATGTGAGTTGTAAGACCCGTAAGTGCATTTGTTTTAGTTGATATTGTGATTACATCATACTTTTTATCCTTGTATGTTATCTGAGACTTAGCTTCAATATCAAGATGTTCTGAAGTAAAAAATTGAGAGTTGCTCATTACTTCATCACCTTCATCGTTTTCAACAAGTTTATGTGTCTCTTGAAAGTAACCATTTACAGTAAAAGGATCTGCATAGATTGGTCCACTCGCGCTATTCCCAAGATAAGATGTTACCTCTACCTCATGTGGTTGCAAAGCTTTGGGCAATTTCATACTAGCCCAACTCCTCTATATAACAATCCTGCTAAATAAAGATATTGCTCAGCACGTTTTGCAACTGTTTTTAGCTTACTTTGTTGAGATGAACCTCCAGAGAAGCTAAACTCTGCAATTGACATTGAACTAATCTGGCTCATTAAACCGAGTTCATCACCAACTTCTGCCCACCATTCATATTGTGCACAGGTCGCCTTCCTAGCTGCTTCTTCATGCTCAGTAATAGAAACATCAACGTTATTTCCTGTAATGTAGTCGATGAGCTCTGAAGCACGCTCTAACAATCTTGTAGCATCTTCAGGTAAGCTACTCTCATCTGTTCCAAGATATTCAGCTAATTCTGTCGTAGTCGCATAAGCCATTTATACCACTTCCTTTTTGCTATTCTTACTAAAGCTCCCATGTATCCCCAATCTCACAAGGTAAATTCTCCCCCGAGGCATGGTAACAATCATGGACTCTAGTCCTAGCTTTAACAAAATCACCACTATTATTAGCTAAATAATTTGTTAACCATTCATGAAAACTATTAGCTTTAGTTGCACTATTGAAATCTGCATTTATCGCCAGTGTCGGTTTATTTTCCATATTATGTCCATCATTAACTTCATATTCATGTATAGAATAAGATGCTATCTCAGTTAAAATAGCATCTTTATGAGTAGTAATTGTCGTTTCATCAATTCCTACAGAAGTTAAGTTTAGTACTCTATGCATTTAATCACTTCCTTTTACTTCACTTGCGCAGCTTTAATTGATTCAATCAACTCTTCATCATCCATTTTTGTTCTTCCATAAATATCATAATCTTGAGCTAAAGAATATAACTCATCATGAGACATTTGATCTAAATTATTATCCTTGCCTACGACTGTAAATCCTAAAGCTTTAAATTTGGTCTCAAAGGCATGCTTTGACACACGCCTTTTTATTGACCTTCTTTTAATAAGCATTTATATCACTACCTTACGCTAATGCTTCATGGGCATAAATACCATTCACTTTATTATCAGGAGTAAAGATATCGTGATATAATCTATACTGCATTAACCAACCATCTTTAGTTTGGTTCTGTTCAGGTGTAAATATCTTCATGTTCTGCTGTTTAACAACTGGAAGTGCAGCTTGACTATGAACAATCATGAAATTAAGATCAGTACCATCTGTTCCATCTTTTTCATAACCAAAAGCAGTTGCTCCATCATTAAGAGTAATCGCAGAATAAAATCTACCCTGTGGAACTACTATGATTGGAATTTCATCATAAGCGGGAATAGAACGATCTCCAACTGTGTTTATATCTCTGTCAAACAATGCAGAGTTCTTAATATTCTTTAGTACTGTTGTAGTTAAGAAGAGATGCATATCTTCTTTGGGTACTTCTGCATTTCTCATCTCAGCGATTGCAGTATCAATTGCTTCAACTGTGTCATCAACTGTAAGATCTGCTTGTGCTATAGTTCCTGCTGATCCATACATTTCAGCAAATCTTACTGCATCAATTTCTGGTGCTGCATATTGTTTTACAAATTGACTAGATGCTGCTGTAAATGGAACATCAAGTGCTTCTAAATTGTTCTGCTTATCAAGTGTAAACTCAATTGCTCTGTCATAACTAAATGTGTGTGTCTCCCATTCAAAAGTAATATCTCCTGAAGGATATCCATTTGCTCTACTATAATCTCCAAGAGCATCAAGTGTAATCTTTGGAATCAATACTTCTCCAGCAGAATTTCCAGCTCTAATCAATTCAGATGGAGCTGATAAAACATCAGTTTTTAGTGCATCTCTATAAAGTTCATCTAACAGTGTAACATACATTTTCGCTTTGTTAATTGTGTTAGCCATTGTTTATCATCCTTTCGCTATTTTTAATATCATTTTTTTAAACCTGCTATCTTTCTCATAGCATCTAACTCTGACTCATCATTTTCACCAAAATCTTGTTCTTTACTAAAGTCATCTCCAGCTTTCTTCTTCTTCCTTGCTTCAGCGCTCTCAAACAAATAATCATCTGATTCTTGAAGCTTATCAAGTTGTTCACTAAGTCCGATAATTGAGTCATCCTCTTCAAGTTTGATTGTATCATTGTCAAGAAGAGCCTTAACTGCTTTTGGATTACGCGCTTTACGTTTGATCAATTCTTTTTCAACTTCGTTATCTAACGTCTTTTGTCTCAACTTATTATTCAAAGATTCAACTTCTTCTTTCTTAGCATCTTGTATCTCTTTAATTTTGTCCTGGAGCTCAGAGGATGTATCTGCGTGCTTCTTAAGTTCTTCAATTTGTGTATCATAGTCTTGAAGCTGAGAACGTAACTCTTTGACCTTATCGGACTCTTCATTAAGTCGATTCCTTCTCACAAAGTCACCATCATTCTCGCTTGCAATAAAAAGTTCTACATCTTTGTCATCAACTTCTTTAAGCTTAGTATTAACCTGTTCAAACAATTCTTCTCCTAAAAGTTCTTTCAAATCCATAATTAATACCATCCCTTCGTATTGGTGTACGCTTTTTTACATGGGTGTCGACCATGAAACCTCTTGTTCTTTAACGACTGCAATACCAAAAAGTCGAGTTGTTCTATTCTTCTTCAAAGTCATTTAGTTCTTGACTGTAATAATAATTAGCGAGGTTTGTCAACTTGTTCACGACCGTACTTTCTTCTTCTTTCAGTCTTATCAATTAAGCCACGTTGTTTTTTCTGCCATTTACTAACATAGCTTTGAGCTTTCTTAGACTCACTATCAGTCAAACCTGCAGCTTTTCTTCGCTTCCATTTTCTAATCATTCTCTCATTATATCGTTGCTGTTGCCGTTGTTTATATAGATTGCTACCTTTTTTCTTCTTAATAACATTTTTAGGGTTTGTCAATCCTTTTACATATAATGTTAAGTTGTGAGTACAATTTGGATGA